TTCAAAATATTATGCAGGTGCAACAACACCCTCTTCATCATCTTCTGGTCAAGGTTTTAAAGATCCCTTTAATAACTACCCTCGATATTCTAGAGAGCAAGATACAAATAGATTGGCTCGTGGACAAAATCTTCCCAAGACAAGTTTGAACGACAAAATAAAAAATGCAACTACAGGCGTTCCATTTGCTAATCTAAAAGGAAAAGAACAAGCATGGGGTCAACCAATATCACCTTACAATGGTAAATATCCTTACAATCATGTTTATCAATCTGAGTCGGGACATGTGCTAGAATTTGATGATAGCCAAGGTGCAGAACGTATCAACCTCGAGCACAAGTCTGGATCGTTTATTGAAATAGATGTAGCTGGAACACAAGTCAATAAAATTGTGGGTAATGGTTATACTATTATAGACAATGATGGGTTCATTTCTATTGATGGAAGTTGTATTTTAGCGGTAGGTGCTGATGTCAGTATTGTAGTCGCAGGTGGAGCCAACATTGAAGTAACTGGTAACACCAATCTACATTGTACTGGTGAATTGAATATTGAATCTGAAAAACAAATTTCAATTCAAACAGAAAAAGATATAGACATCAAATGCAAGGACTTCAATCTAACATGCAATCAAGTTAACATGAAGTTAGATTCATCTTTTGAAGTAACTGCTGGTTCATTGATTGCAGGTGATGCACCATCAATTAAATGGAATAGTGGTGCTGCAAATCCAACAGAAGCAGAACCAAAGTTTTCAATGTATTCACCAAAACTAAGACCTATTCAAACATCTCAGTATGAAGCTGAACAGGGTGCGGCAGCGTCTGAACAAACTCTAATGGAATATCCTGATAGTGATGGAGGATTCCAAGGTACTGGTGTTCCAAATGGAGCAGTGAATGCTCATGGTGAGACAATTACACACGATGAGACACCAACAAATAATAATGCTCAAGTAGTGCAGCCACCAAACTTTGATTGTACGATGAATGCGGATGGTTCTATTTCTAATTCTACAAAACTTTCAACCAATGTGTCTGTCAATGATATGGTCAAGAGTAATATGGGACCAAAGAAATTGCAAGGACAGCACGGACTATCCGATAAACAAGTCGGCTGTAACATGCAAAATATTGTGACAAATGTTTATGAACCCATCAAAGAGAAGTATCCAGAAGCAACAATTACCTCTGGATTAAGAAAGGAGTGGGTATCAGATTCCTCTAAGGATGGGACACCGTCTCAACATGAACTTGGAAACGCTATTGACATAGCATTCCCTGGAAAATCAGATGCTGAGGTATTCGCAATAGCACAAGACCTAAAGAATACTATTCCGTATGATCAGTTGATTTATGAACAGACCAATAGTGGAACAGTTATTCATGTAGGTCTATCACCTAAAGCACCTGGACAGGTACCAAGAGGTGATGTGCGCCACTTAGTCTATGTTAATGGACAGGCGAGATATCCGTCTGGATTAACAATGAGATCTAAGGGCTGATTTGTGCAACTGTGATTTCTTGTTTTGGTTCTGTCTTTCGATAGAATTTATGGTTTCCGATAGTAGCTACGTTAACTAAAGACTTCCATGACTTTGGTTTACCACCACTATGAAAATAATGCGCTCCGTTGGTTGGGTCTTGATGTTGCTTGTTTAATACTTCCTTAGCAGTATCAAGACTTTCTTTCCAAGAATCGTTCTTTGGAATGTTATTAGGATGAACCCAAGCAAATTGCCCTGGCTCGCGTACTACAGAACATACGTCTTTGTTTCTGGCATATGTTCTGTTCACAACGACTTGTGCAACAGCTATTTGACCAATCTTTGATTCGCCTCTAGCCTCAATATAGATAGTCGCTGCTAAACAGAGTTCTGCTAGCATGGCTATTCCTCTTTCGGTTACTGGTATTTTTACAACATAATAAAACGGGGTCTTTCGACCCCGTTGAAATATTTATACAATTTGAATTTTAGAACGGTGTATCGTCATCCGCATTAGCTAAACTACGGAAATATGCGAGATCATCGTCTTCCTCTGCAACATCTTCAACCTTTGGTACAGGCTTTGCAACTGGAGCTGAAGGACGACCACGATCTGTGGTTGGTTTAGTCTGAACAGATTCAGTTACTTCTCCACCAAGAACCATGTTCAACTTCTTCTCTAGTTCTGCATATGACTTAAACTGATTTGTTGCAACAATGCCTTGAAGATCATGACACTGCGTCATTACACTATCAATATCATCAATCGCTGAGGGAGGACTAAATGATGACTTATCGAAGTTTGACATACCTTCAACCTTACGAATGCGAAGGTGGAAGTTAGAACCTTCATCAGGATCAAATGGATTCACTGGATCAATATCTGCGAATTCAGGCTGCATTGCTGTTACAAGCATATCAAAAATCTTTGGACCATACTTGAACAGAAATACTTTACCTTCGTTCTGAGGATTAGCTGGATCACTAACAACTAGAATATTTGAAATGAAACTCAAACGACGCTTACGCTTGCGAACTATATCTTTGTTCGATTCAATTCCACTATTCCACAATACACCATTAGCGGCACATGCTGGGCAATCCTCTCCAATAGTCGTTGGGCAATTTTCAATATACCACTTGCCACCAGGACCTTTGAATCCATGCGTGTACAACTTTACAAACGGAACGCCATCAGGATCTGAAGATGGAAGAAAACGAATGATAGCAGATCCGTTGCCAACCTTATCACATTCCGCTAACCAATACTTGTCCTTGTTTGGATCTTCGAAGCCACCAGACTTGATCTTATTTGCAGCTTCAACAATAGATTTTAGATTAGTATTATATCTTGACATTTTGATTCCTCTTAAAACACGCTTAAAGTTTAATAGTGCGATGCCAATTCAACATCGCACCGTTTATTTATCGAAGTCCATTTCACCATCGTTTAGAAAAATACTCAATATCCTTCTTATACCTTTCGTCAATTTCCAGGTCGTTATCTATACCATCATTCTTAGGTCTGCGAGAATGATTCTTACCTGAACGCTTAACGTGCACGTCCTTCTCATCGTCAAAACGACGACGCTCAAAACGCTTCATGCTGTTTGACACTGATTTCTTCTCCTATAACTGATACAACTTTTTCTTTGTTGAATTGAACGAATGGTCTATACTTTAGAAGTCGATCCACGACTGTAATTAGATAAGGATCATTCGCGTACTTTGTTTTCCATCCATCAAGAAACTTAGCAAACACTGCATCAAGAATAATGGCTGTTTCTTTCTGGATCTTCTTTTGTGCTACCATCTGTAGCAGGGTGCCGTCTCGTATCGTCTTTAGTATTATATTGGTTGACAGAATTAATTGCAAGTCCGTTTGTAGGTGATAGGATAAAGAATTTTGCTTCTTTTCCCACTCTACATAAGTAGACCATGCATCTTCGACACCATCAAAGAGAAAGGAGTCACGATCAGCGGCATACTGAGCAACACAAAAATCTTTACTTTGTGCAGAGGTTACTCTAGCACCCATTGCTCGCATTAAGGGAAATTCCTTCTTGCGAATAAAATCGTCATACTTACTAAAATGAGTCTTGCCGTTAAACTTGAAATAATCATACGAGTCACTAATAAAGTGTAAACGTATTGGTAATTGTACTTTGTAGAAGTCGTACGGGTTCATATTGGAAGCTTAGCTTGCTTCTTGAAGTATCCATTTTCTACTGCATCATATCGAAGACGTTCAGCAAGACTCTTTCCGATTAAGCTACGAATGTCTTCAACATCTATCTCATTTTCCTCACAAAAGTGCAGCACGGCTTCCATGTAATTCATGTTGCCAATGCGCACCAACTCTTGAATTTTTGCGAGGAACGTTTCTTCTGTTAAGAAATCGTCCATTCGATTACCCCATCTTCTTGCAAGGCATCGACCTTATACCACTTAGTTCGTGGCTTAGACAGATCAACTAGACATTGCACAAACTTAACATTATCAATCGTCTTATAGACTGGATCATCTGTAGTGTATACAGTCTCGTTGTTGATTGGATTTCTGTAGCGGATTAGATTAACGATTTTCATCATTACCACTCATATTTGGAATTAGTCAGAGTCGATTTAATGATTGAATACTTGTCCATGAGTACATTATATCGGTACAAATCTTCTCGCTTTTCTTTCATCTCCTCAAGAAACTCGTCAAGTTCTTGTTTGATACGTTCGAACTCATTATACATGACAAGCTTATATGCCGTATCATTCGGATCACTTGAATGATCATAGCGCTTAAGCGACATTTCTTTGAAATACGCTGCGCCTTCTTTCGTTAGAATTGTCGGAATCATGTTTGAATCTTCGTAGTTAGATCAAGGCGGGAAATGGATTGAAGATACATTTTCTCAAACTTCTCATCAGGAACTTCAGCATCACACATAATAGAACGATGATGAATCTTTACTATACTATCAGCACGTGCCGAAAACATAAGCGGAAGAAGTGTGATATTGGTACCGCCGGTTGCAGTTGGAATCAAAGTAATTACTCGAGGATTCTTTAGACCCGTCCAGGACTCACCAAATGATTGCCCCACTACATATTCACCGATGACTTCTTCACCAGTGTTTAGTTTAATAAAACGAAGTTGCATTAGTATGAATCTCCAAGTTGTTTCTGTAGGATCATGGGGTCGATTCTAAAGGGTTCGGGTTCAGGTTCGGAATTTATTTGGTCGACATAAACGTGATGCTTCTCCAATAATCGGAGACCATCACGATTTTTATATAGATCTCTGTAATAGACTTCTTTCACGCCCATCTTAATGAGCATGCTCGCACAATTCAAACAGGGTGCAGTCGTGACAAATACTCGTGCACCTGTCGTTGTCTCATGCGATTTCGCAACCTTTGCGATTGCGTCGATCTCAGCATGAATTACATGCGGATAAGTATGATTGTGTTCATCTTCACACGTACCCTCTGGCGTTTCATTGTAGCCAGTAAATACAGTGCTATTTTCAGTTACGATAACAGCACCGACCTTCAATTTGTTACATGGTGATTTCTTTGCAACAAGACCAGCAAAGTCCATGTAGATCTGCTTATCTTGTTCTGTTAAATGATTGCATCCGCTACAACGCATATTCATACACGATATACTATGAGGAACCAACTAATCAATGCAATCAATGCACTGATGCCAAATAAGATTGCTGGAATAGTAGGAACGACTGTAGCAACAATCATTCCAAGAATTCCAAACAAAAAGACTAAGAGCACTTTTTCTAACATAGAAGTATGGGAGGGTTGCCCCTCCCATTCCTGTTAGTCAAGATTGATGTTCGCATAACGTGGGCTGTTCACTACATCCATGACAATCATCAAAGGATCAATCGACTCTGGACGGGCTAGCACAGTCTTTAGAATCGAAGGCGAGAAGCCTGACACTAGAGCTGTACCATTCTCCTTGAATGACACTGGTACGTTGCCGTACTCATCATTCAGGTTCCAGAAGATCACCTTTGGCATGCTGTAAC